GTAGAAACAGATTTAAATATGTTATGCTTGATAGCAAGGTCTAATAAACCATAATACTTATCAAGGCCATCTTTATATGTTAATCTAACATCTATTAACGCATTTTCTTTTGTTAACCTTGACTTGTAGTTTTTACAATGTATAATGTTACCAACAACTTCTTTACCATCTTTTTCTTTACGTTTAGATAGATAAACAATATTTGAAGCAGCATATTTTAATCCAGAACCACCACCCATTTCTTTTTGTGGAAACATTGAACCAATAACATCATAAGTGTGATTGGTCATAATCATTGGTACTTTTGCTTTACCAAGTTTTAAAGTTAATACTCTAAATGCAGCTTTGACAATTTGACTTCTTGTCATATCTCTTGTTTCTTTACCTTCAGCTGTATCTTCCATTTCTTTTGTAGTTGATAACATTCCTAAACTATCTAATACAAACATTAAAGGTTTTCTATTCTTCTCATCTTGTTCAAGGTATTTGTCAATCACTTTGATTGATTGATGTCTAAATTCTTGTACTGTGGCAACTGGTACTATGACCATTCTTTTACTATCAATACCACGACTTTCAACTAAATCTTTTGTTAACGCACTTTCTGATTCAAAGTAAATTACACCTGCGTCTTTGTTTTTATCTAAAAATGCCTTTACAATTCCTAATGCAAAGAAAGTTTTACCTGTTGCAGCTTCACCTGCAATTGCTGTTATTTTATTTGATGGCATACCACCAAAGATTGAACCAGATAGTAAAGCATTAAATGCCAGGGAACCTGTATCTATAAAACTATCTACATCACCTGCTTCTACACCGTCGCTTACAAGTGTAGCATATTCATTACCTGTTTCTTTAATTATTTCTTTTAAAAAGTCACTCATTCATTGTCTCCTTATTATGTGTCTATTATATCAAATCATCTTCACTTTGTCAAGCATCGTTGGATCAGGTTTACCTTCCCATTCAAATCTATATTTTTCATCTTTAGGTATCCAACCTTTTATGGGTTTTTCATAATCATCACTTGTCATTTTAGTCCATACTTTATCAAACATTTCATTTACATCAATTGTTCCGTAATGACTAACAATACTAGTTTCAACACGATTTAATCTTTTTTCTAATAGTTCTCTATTGTATTCAAGTAGTCTTTGATAATCCCAATATTCTTTTAAATCTTTATATGATTTTTCATCTATCATTTGTGCTTGAATGGACATTTTTTCACCTTTGCTTGATTTAACTTATATCCTCCCCTAAACTTTGTTCTAATATTTAAATAAGATTCATTTGTCCAAGCAGCATTTTCTACTGATGGACCTTGTACTTCATATGTATATTTATTTCTTTCATATGGTACGTACATTGCTAAAGGGGTACCTCGTTTAATAGTAAATTCACCATAACGTTTCATTAACATTTGTTGATTGATTTCGTGGTGTCTATCTGCCCATATAATACCTGGTAAAGTTTCAAAGACAGAATTAAAATCATAGTACATTGGTAGTTGCCATACTGACCAGCCTGGGGGTGTTTTAACACGCCAAGGACAATTTGGTTTTAATACCATACTTGTGTTATCTCTAACATGTTTTGGTATCCAATCTCTAAACTGTACGTCAGCGTGTGATGAAAAAGAAAACATACGTTCTGGTGTTTTCCATTCAAACTTATCGTGTTCTATATTGACGTGTAAATCACACCATAATGGTACAACAAAACCTTGGTTTATATATTCTGGAAAAGATGGACAATTTCTAACTGTACCTTTATTGTCAACAGAACCGTCAATCATTCTTTCAACTCTTTTCCACCAATCAGGTACATACTCTTTTGCAGGTACAATAGGCACAACTTTTTCTAAACCTTCTATTGTAGACCACCAAGTTATCTTTGGTTTTTCTTTTTGTTTCCAAAATGTAAATAGTTTTTTAATCATGTTTTTCCTTTATATTGCCTGACACTACATATCTATAACCTTTAAATTTAGCAGGTCTTACTGCGTGTTTTATGTGACCTTCAAAAAATATTAAAAGACCTGGTTCTATTTTTCGTTCTCCACCTTGCTCTCCCATATCAGGAAAAAATAATCCTGGTGCATTTTTAGGTGCATTTAGATAATATGCAAAGGACCATATTGATGGCCAATGGTCATGTGATATTGCTGTTTCTTCACTTTTATATTTCATACCCCATAAATTATCTAACATAGGATTAATAGGTCTATTGTATCTAGCTTCTGATATTTGTTTACTTATATCTAAAGTAATACTTGCTAATTTTTTAAAACCTGGTTCGTGCCACATTTTCCATTCTGTCATTTGTGCTTTAACATTTGTTTTGTGATTTTGTCTATCACCATACTTATCAATTACTTTTTTAATTTGTTTGTCCATTTCAGGTTCGTTTAATTTACATTCAAACGTTGTAATAAAACTTTTTAATGGTAAATCTTTTCTTTGTATTTGTATCATATTAAAATAAAGTTGCTCTTCTACTGTGTCTAAAGTAGTCTAATTTTTCTTTTGCAAAACACCACACATTCTCAATATATATACGGTTCATAAACTCGGCCCTTTCTTCTTCACTTTCAAATAGTTTATCTGATTTAGGTCTTTGCATTATTCTCATTCCTATTTGACCTACAAAGTAGTCTTTTAAACTATCTACAAGTTCATCACCACTATAATATCTTGTGCCTTTAATTGTAGGATCCATTATATTAACAAACAAATGACCTTTGTCTGATAGTGCTTTAAAACTATTCATTGAAACAGGTAAATAAAAATCATCACGCCATTTATCATATTCATTAAATTTAAACCAAGATTGATTTTCTTGTTTTTCACCACCTTCATTATATCGTTCAGTAGAAAAATATGGTGGACTTGTAAACGCACAATCAATATCTTTTATTTCTGACCAAGGTAAGTCTTCAGCACCTGTATTATAGATAGTTACTTTTTTAGGTTTAGGTAAAAAACTATTATAAGTTTCTATCTGTTTCATATATTGTTTGTAAGTGTTAGGGTTTGGATCACAACCAATGTATTCTTCAGCGTCACTGGCAAAGAAACCAGCAAGTCTATCACCCCAACCACAACTTGTATCTAATACTTTTTTAGCATTGGTCATTTGATATATTGTTTTTGCAACATTAGGTTTAAATTGTGTTGCAATATAAGTTTGTAATCTAAATGCTTCTACAATACATTTGGGAGTTAATGAGCCACCTCTTAATTCTTCTTTACCTTCTACAACAACTTTTTTCATTTTGTTTATACCACGCCAAATAGGACCTAAACAACGCCATATATCTTTTGACGTACCATTATACCATACATCTAAAGGTGCTTTAAAACTATAACTTGAACAGTTTAATCTTAACTCTTGGTGAAAATAATTAGATACATTATTATAAGTTGATGGTGCGTCTATAATACCTAAACCGTGTTCTTTAAAATTATACTTATAGTCATCATACTTTTCCTTTACATTTTTTTCTAACTGTTCTAAAGGCTTTACATATTGCCATACATCTTGTTTTTGTAAAGATTTAAACGCTTGACGCATTACTTCATAAGATATTTCTTTTAAAGGAAACTCTGGTCTGTGTTTAGCAATATAATCTGCTAAATCTAATCTAAACTGTTCTTTACCTATATCGTTTGTAACACGTTCAAACGTTTGTTGATCCATTATAGGCAGTTTGCCATTGTACTTATTTAAATAATCACTCATTGTTCCATTTCACTAATAACCATATTATAAAAAGATATATCATTATAACATAAAATATTGCTAAAGTCAATTGCATACTAAAATTTATTTGTTTGATTTCCCCAACTATCCCAACCTTTTCTTTGTTGTCTAGCAAACATCTCTATATATGGTCCTTCTAATAAGTTCTCTATATGATTGTACATTATATCAGGTTTGCGACTATGCTCTCTACGTTTTTCTACAACTAATTGTGGCACACTCTTTGATAGTCTTTTAGGTTTGCCTTTTGTTGCTAATAAGCACATTTCAGGATTGCCTCTAGTCCAGTAACCTAAACCTGTAAAATATCCTTCAGACTTTCTATTTGTTTTTGCCCAAGTAAATCCTACAGTTTTATATTTAAAACCCCAAGCATTGATTACTTCAAAAGCCTTATCTAATAAAGGATCAACTACCCACATTAATAAAACTGAATCATCATTTGCAATTTTATTTACAGGCAAATCTTTTATATCTTGTAACGTCATAACACTATAATGCTTTTCAGGACTTCTATCTTTACCTTTGTTAGAAAAGGTCTTAAATGTCCATGGTGGATCAGCATATATTACATTATACTTTTTATTGATATCCATAATAATAATATTAAAATTAAAAATGCTTTAGTATCTATTCTTGTCATAGCAATTCGTTGACCCCATTGAAAGAATATAAAAACAGTTAAATATAAAAGTATCAATGAGGTTATCATAATAAGTCTTTTGTATATTTTTTTAAATCATTTAAATCATAAAATACTTTTATGTTTTTTTTACTATTGTTAATTTTTCTTTTAACATAGTCTTTAATACCATTTCTAAAACCTTCTCCTATTATCATCAATATAAATTCATCTTCAGGAAATTGCGTTTCAGCATTTTCAAATATGTAAGGTATACATTCATCTTTTGAACCTGCTATATTTTGCGATTTAAATTCAATTCTTATTTTTTTATTTTTTATTTTCAATACAAATTCTGTAGTACAAATACTTCCATTATACACACTTTCATACGGTACATTTTTAAATAAGAAATTAGGATCATCAAATAGTTTTGCTTCACTTTGATTTTTTGAATATTGGCCACTAGCAATACCTAACGTTCTACAAAACAATTCATATTGTTTTTCATAAGACATACCATCTTTTTTTGCTTTTCTTAAACTAGGATTTTGTATCATCCAAAAAATGCCTCTAGTGTTGCCTCTCGTTCAAGTTTCCAACCAATTGAATCTAATATAAACTTCAAAGGGTCGGTAAATGTTTTTTCAAATTGCATATCGTAATCAACATACTTGTGTAAATCAAATTCATATGGTATCTTTGTAGCAAAAGAAATAACTGTATCTTTAACTGTGTTTGGTTGTTTTAACATTAAAAATTTAATTTTATCACCATCTCTAATTAGTGGATATTTTCTTTCAAGTTTATGTTTATGTATGTAATGATTATAGATTAGACCACCTTTTACATGAATAGGTGTGCCTTTCTTATAGATTGATGATGAATCAATATATCTATTCAAATTATTACAAGACCTAGGAAAAGCAACTTCTTCAGGTGATAATGTTTTAAATACTTCTTTAAAATCACTTACAAACTTAATTAGGTCTTCTTCGCTGTTATTCATAATTACACGAATAGCATCCTTAATCTTACCTCTACAAACTTCAGGTGTAGATGATTTAACTGCTTCAACACCCATAATTTTTAACTTAGGCACATCAAATCTAATACCTTCTTCGTCAAATACATTCATCATATATCTTTTTTTAGCAACCCATATGCCTTTATTAGCAATTGCTTCTCGTTTCATAATCATTTTCTGTTGATAAGCATTTACATATTTAGCAAGATTACTGAAACTATCATCAATTACTTTTTGTATTTTTTCTTCAGCTGCCTTATCAATAAAATCTACAATTTGATTTACTGATTTATTTTTACATACTTTTTCTACTAGTTTATCTAGTTTTAAATAAATTGAATCTGTATCAGACGCAACAACATAGTTTATGTTATTAGTTTGTAATATTTTATTCATAAATCTATTTACATCACGTTCTACCCAACGAATAGATAACTGACCACCTAGAGTAATTGCCTCTGCCTGTTTTACATCAAAGTATCTGAAATATTGATTGCCAATTGCACCGTAAGCAGAGTTAAGTGAAATCTTTTTTGCCATCTGTATATTATGACAACGAGATATTTCATTTGAATAGATTGGATCTTTTGTTTTTTGAAATTCTTTTTTTGCTTCGATTGCCTTATTCTTATATACCACACGTTCGGTATACATTTTTTCCATTAGTTCAGGAAGAAAACCTTGGTTATCTTTTTTAAACATAGCGCCATTTGGTGCAATAGTTACATTCTTATCTTTTGCCCATTTGAGATTTAATCTTTCATCTAAAAAGTTTTCAACACCAACCGCCTTAGGTTCAACACCGATAAATGTTTCAGGACTTATATTGTATTGCATAATCAAATGTGGATAAAGTGAGTTAAGGTCAAACGATACAATCCATTCATGTAAACCAAGTTGTGGATCTTTTACATATGCACCTTCGTATTGAGTATCTTTTTCGTGGGTTTCTCTTGGTGGTATAATAATATTTTTTTTAAGTAAATGATTATAGATTAATGTATCCCAACATCTTACTTGTGAATATACATCCGTATAGTTTACTTTGTAGTCATAGGCCATAGTTAAACACAATTCAATCAATCGCATTTTATCTTCAAGTCTATCAACTAATTCAACATCTTGGATATTATATTCTACAAATCTTTGATAGTCTTTTGTATAGAAATCTTTAAATGTTTCATATGGATTATCTAATTTCTGTTCGCCTAGTTCTACCTTAGCAATATAATTTAGTTTATAACTTTCTTGTCGGACATATGTAAACTTTTTATATAAATCAAAATAATCTAATACTGAAACACCAAGTATATTCCAAAACTGTGAGTTTTTATTTCCCATTTGCACTCTATCAGCATTAACATAATTCCACGGCGACATTTTATTAATTGTATCATTATCAAATATAAATCTCATTCGATTCATAAGATATGGTATATCAAAAAATTTTACATTCCAACCAGTAACAATATCAGGATGATTTTTACACCAGAATTTAAGAAACTCTAACAATAGGTGTTTTTCATTTTGACATTTTACATATGTCACATTTGCTTTTTTAGAAATGAAATCGCCAGTACCCCATGTTAATATCTGTTTGTTACTGTGATTTTTTACAGTAATACAGATAATCGTTTCTTTTGCAGTATCAGGATCGGGAAAGCCGTTCTCACACTCGGTTTCTATATCAAGTGTGAATAACTTGATATAGTCTTTATTCCATCGCATATCAT